TGCAAGTAATCCCTTGGTGATTGCTGCTTCAGTATCAAAATAGAGGCAATACCCATCAGGGTTAGTGTCCAGAAAGTTCTTGACAATAGCAAGGGAAAAATAAGTCTTTCCAGTAGAGGTTTCACCAGCGATGGCAGTAATCTTATTACTAGAAACACCACCATAAATGGAACCGCTAACAAGCGAATTGAAGATATAACTTCCTGTATCAATGAATCTTTCTGTTTCATCTATATCTGCTGCGATTTGGGTGTATTCATCACCGATCTCTTTTACTATTTCTTTTAAAAAATCCATTACATAAAAAATGATTCAAGGTTTACTGTTTTTTCCACATTCCATCCGATTGCATCAAGAATCGTTTTGAGTGGTTCAACAAAACTCTTCTCAAATTGTAGATCATGATCTATGTATCTGTCAAGATCAAGTTCATGAGGAAAGTCTTGAATGAATGAAATTACATTCTCTTGTATGACATTTGGTTTTTTGAGATAAAGAAACTTTACCTTTTCACCATTACCAATAAGTGAATATTTATTTGTCAACTTTTTGCTCTTGATATAATGATTGAATAGAAGAGCACCTCTTATATGAATTGGTGTTCCCTTTGCATATATTGTAGCATGAGATTTATATTTTTCCACATTTGATGCAGAACGAGGAAAAGATATTTCCTCAGGTGACAACGATTTAAATGTTTTTCGAGCATTATCAATATACTCAATTACTTCGTCCTCCGTGCCACTCATCATAAGTTTGAGAGCATCCTTAATCATCGTGCGACAAGGTGCAGGAGTTGATGATTTAACTGCTTCAATACCCATCATCTTCAGTTTAGGTTCATCATAACGAACACCTTCACTATCCCATACATTTAAGATGTATCTTTTCTTTGCTGTCCAGATGCCACGATCTGCGATATTCTCTCGCTTCATAAACATCTTCTGGTCATAAGCATTTACGTAGTTCGCCAGCGTTTCATAAGAACTCGTAATATACTTTTCAAATTCCATCTCACAGATCTTATTAAGGAACGACACAACGCTCTCAGTAGTTTTTTCTCTGCCTTCGTATATCCTATCGACAAGATCACCCAAGTTGAGATAGATACTGTCAGTATCACTAGCAATAACATAATCAACATCCTCCGTTTTTAGTATTTTGTTTAGATAATTGTTCATACGGTTTTCTATCCAACGAATAGAAACCTGACCAGATAAAGTAATTGCTTCCGCATTTGCTAGTTTATAGTAGCGGAAGTATTGATTACCAATCGCACCATAGGCAGAGTTAAGAGAAATCTTCTTTGCCATCTGGATATTATTACACCTTGCAATTTCTTTTTCAAGATCTTTGCTTGGTGTTTTTTCATATGCTTTCTTTGCCTTAATCATCTTTTTCTTAAAGATGACTCTTTCATTATACATCTTCTCCATCAACTCTGGCAAGAAACCACGAACATCTTTTCGATACATCGCACCATTCGCACATACAGCATTATCTTTGTACATTTCAAATGTAAGATCTTCATCAAGAATCTTATCAACTGTGACTGATGGATGTCTCTGCTCTAATAAAGTTTCTGGTGAAATATTATACTGCATAATCAAATGTGGATATAGACTATTCAAGTCAAAAGATACCACCCAATCATACTTACCAGGTATCGGTTCTTTTACATAAGCACCAGCATACTTTTCGTTCTTGTTTGAACGATTCTTTGGGGGTATAACAATATTTCTTCTCTTCAAATAATTGTAGATAATTGTGTCCCACATTCTTACCTGATAGAATACATCTTCATAGTTGACCTTTGCATCATATGCCATCGTCAAAGCAAGTTCAATCAACTTCATTTTATCTTCAAGACGGTCAACAAGTTCAACGTCAATAATGTTGTATTCGACGAATTTCTGCCAACCATTTGTATAGAAGTCTTTGAATGTATCAAACTCTGAGTGATCAAGTTTCTTTTGTCCAAGTTCTACACTTGCAATATAATCTAAACGATATGACTCTTGTGCCTTGTAGGTAAACTTCTTATATAAATCAAGATAATCTAACTGCGATACACCACCAATATCATATGAAATATGTTTGCGACCAGCAATATAAGTTTCTTCTTCAGTAATCAAACCCCAAGGTGACATTCTTTTCATCAACTTCTCACCAAGGATTCTTTCTATCCTACGACACATATATGGAATATCATATAACTTACTGTTCCATCCTGTAATAACTTCTGGTGTATTTGATTCAACCATCCACCAGTTTATAAAATTACTTAAGAGATCAAACTCAGTTTTAAATCCTTTGTATGTTACATTCTTTTGTTTATTAATAAAATCTCCTTGTCCCCAAGTAATGATTTGTTTTGTTGTATAATCTTGTATTGATATGAGAAGTATTTCTTCTGCAGCAGATTCTACATCAGGGAAACCATTCTCTGATTTGACCTCAATATCAAGAGTAACTAATTTAATTTTTTCAATATCAAACTTTAATTCTTGCTCTGGATATTTGTCAGAAATATATTGATAGATAAATCTTTCATTACCATAGATGTTAAAGTTTTCTACCTCAGAATATTTTTTGATAAACTCACGACAATCTCTTACAGTACCAGGTTCAATTGACTCTACATAATCTCCTTCTAGTGTTTTATATCTTGTTCTCTTCTTCGAATCAACAAAAAGGGTTGGATAAAACTTCTCACGAGTGGCGAAGTGTTTTCCATCTTCATATCCACGAACTAAGAAGTTGTCTCCAACCATTTGGACGTTTGTATAAAATCTCATGGTTTATTAGACAAGTCCATATATTTTTCTAATATTGTTGGTGCAGGGTCTGCCATAGTTAATATTTTATCAGATGATATCATAAACTCACGGTCTTTTGTAAGAGAACTTAACCATTTTGTAAGAACAACCTTTCCTTCCTCAACTGTAATTTTATCTTCTGTTGTAGTTAAAGTCACAGGGTTGATTAATTTACAATCTGGCTCTCCAACTTGAGCACCGACTTCTTCTATTTCACTCACTAAGATTTTGTTGTTGACCAACGCTAGTAACTTGATTACCTTTGCCATTAATTTTCTCCAAATACATTGTTTTAATTGATTCTAGGGGTTCGACCAAAGCCACTACCTGATTGATAGGAACTGGTATTTCTTTATCTGCTGATCCTAATATCCAAGGAGATAAAGATACCTCAATTGAACTTTGATTATTTTCTTCTTTTGAAAATGAAAGTTGATTAAAATCAACAACATGTGGATCTTTGAATAGATAAGCAACTGGTTCTTCACCAGACATTATTTCTTTAAAATCTGCGATAACTTGTTGTTGTGTTTTTAAAACTGCAATCTTAATTGTCATTTTTTATCTTACCATATTGATTTGATAGTTTATCTAAAAACTCTTCGATTGATAAATCTTTATTCCAATTTTCTTCATGATAGATAAAATCATAATTATTGGTTTCTTTATTCAATCTAAATCCTACATCAACTCCTATTGAAAAGTCAACTTCAATTGTTTCTAGATCTTCATAGTTACGATCACTAAGTAAAACTAATTCGATTACTGATGTTCCCTTCCATGGAGTATTTGGTCTTTCATTAATCTCTTCAAGAGATTTTAATATTATAGAACGATCTTTAAGTTTTGTTTCTAAGATATCAAAACTCATAATCCATTCCAGAATGTATCTGAAGGGGTTTGCATGTTTTTTGATATAACATACAAACCTACATTACATAGAAACCAATAGATATTGGTTACCCAAGCTTGTCTCCAACAATATTTTCGGTTAGTCTGAACAATATAATCATTTCTCTCATTAATTGATGCATCAACAGACAGAGGTCTAACCTTAATATATTGCTCTAATAGTAATGAGATAACAAAACCGATAGCAAAGATATAAAATAGCAGATTTAACAAACCTGCCATTGAAAATAAGAATGATAGCATCTAATGATTAAATAATTTATATTTATATTATTGCTGGTAGGTTCCTATAGCCGCTTATGCTGAACCTACCAAAGGGCATAACCGCAGCCAGTATTTCTCTGACTCTTATATTATACCATAAGAAAAGGGATCGTCAAGATCCCTCCTCTTTACCAAATACCTTTTCGTACATAGTGCCATCCAACCATTGCCTTCTTGTTTTTTCATAATGGCAATAACGACAAAGCAGTTGACATTTATCAACTTCCTCATACAGAACTTCAATAGGTGCTGTTATTTTTGATGCAATAGTAAATGATTTTTTAAGAGGATCAATATGATCAAACTCAAGTAAATGAGTTGTTCCACATTCCACACACTTTCCACCAAGTCTTTCAACTAAATGTTCCTTTCGTTCTTTTCTAAGTTTCCTTTGTTCTTCAACAAATTTTTCTTGGTGTTTTTCATACCGTGCTTTTCTTAATTTTTTATGATGTTCGGGATTATCATAGTAAAATTTTCTCTGTCTCTTTCTTATTTGTTCTTTATTTTTATCAGTATATTCCTTTTTTTTAATTCTTAATTCTTCTTTATTAATTTCTCTATATTCTTTACTTTTTAATGCTCTTTTTTCTCTTTGTTCATCTGTCATATTAGATATCCACTGCCTTGAAGCTTCCCGATACTTTTCTGGATTTTCCCAATACAATTTTTTTCTTCTCTCTTTATATTTCCAACCATGTTTTTTTCTAGATTTTGCAGAAGTTTGTAGTTGCTTTTCCCTATAACCTGGTTCATTCGCCCAACGATCTCTAGCCCTTGCATTTATCTTATCTTTTACTTTAGGACGATATTTATTGCGAGTAATACTTCTACAAGATTTACAATCACCACGATACCTATCACGATCTTTTTCGTAATGGTATTCTGTAAGTGATTTTGATATACCACACTTATTACAAACTTTTGGATCTATATTGTCTATACGAGTGCGTCCTTTATTAGTGCACTGTTTACAACTGCTTTTATAATACTGTTTAAGATTACCATCAGCAAGAAGTTGTTTTCCACCTTTCGCAAAATCATTTACAGGTTTTTCAACCCCACATTTTTTACATACTTTAATCTCCATTTCCATATCATAACACAACTTCTCCAATTGTCCAGCTTTTATATCCAGAAGCATTTATTGTATCATGAGCGATGTCTTCACTGTCCTTTGGAATTATGATACAATATCCAATTCCAAGATTGAATACCTTCTTCATTTCTTCTGGTGCTATTTTTCCTGCCATCATAATATCATTAAAAATATCAGGTTGAATCCAAGAGTTATAATTAATATCTGCTTTTAATCCTTTAGGTAAACATCTTGGTAAATTTTCTACAATTCCACCACCTGTAATATGTGCCATACCAAGAACAGGAACTTCGTTTAATAGTTCTTGAACCAAAGAACTGTAGATATGAGTTGGTGTTAAATAATCATCTGTGATTTTGAGTTCTCCTTCTCTTACCAAATGATTCACAATACTATAACCATTACTATGAATACCACTACTTTCAATTCCAATTATAATATCATTTTCTCTTATGAGTGAACCATCTACAATATCATTTTGTTCAACGATACCTGTGGCGAATCCTGCGAGGTCAATGTCAAATGTCATTGGATGTTCAGCAGTCTCACCACCAATCAGTTCAATGTCTGCCAGTTTACATCCTTCAATTATACCTGCCATAATATCATCTAACTTAGGACTAATTCTGTTAAGTGAAATGTAATCTAAAAAATATAAAGGTTTTGCTCCACATGTTATTATATCGTTTACACACATTGCAACTAGATCAATACCAATAGTTTTGTAATTATTTAATCTACTACATATACAAATTTTTGTGCCAACTCCATCAGCACCAGAAACTAAAATAGGTTCCTCATATCCACGAGGAACCTTGAACATACCACCGAATCCACCGATAGTAGGTACTTTTTCTTTTAGTCTTTCAACAAAGGCATTACCTGCCTCGATGTCAACACCTGATGTTTTATAGGTAATTTTTTCTTGCATGATGTTCTGGAACTACTTTACCCAACTTGACGGTAAGAAGTCCATCCTTGAATTGAACCTCTCTGACTTCAACATCGTCTGAAAGTGCCCATTCTCTTGTGAAACTTCGTTGAGCCAGTCCTTGATGGACATACTCGGATGATGTCTCTTTATTATTCTCTTTTCTTCCTTCGACGACAAGTTTTCCATACTCAGTATAAACAGTAATTTCATCTTTTGTAAATCCTGCGAGTGCTATTTCAAGCACAGATTCAACATTATTTACATGAATTAAGTTATAGGGTGGATAGTTTGTTGTGGTTTCAAAAGAATTAAAAAAGCGGTCAAGGTAGTCGTCCATACCTATACCGTTTCTTTGAATTATTTTCATCAACTCTGGTAAGTTTGCAGAGTGATAGCGTTGTAATGCTGTCATGATAGTTCTCCTTTAAAAGCGAGTGTTAATTTTTGTCCCCGAAGGCGACACTATTATTTAACCATAAACACTTAAAAAAGTCAGTGTGGTATACCCCAAATTTTGGTACAGTAATCCCTAATCGATCTATCAGATGAAAAGAATCCCGAACGTGCAGTGTTGATAACCGACATACGATTCCATGACTCACGATCTTTCCATGCGTTACTTACACGATCTTGAGCATCTAGATAATCAGAAAAATCAGCAAAGACACAGAAAGGATCATGATACAAAAGATTATCTAATAAAGGTTTGAATTTTTGTTTATCACCATGACTAAAATGACCACCTTTAATTAAGTTAATTACATCCCAAAGTTCTGAACTCATGTGCTGTCTAGGATCATATCCATGACTCCATAAATCTGTGATTCCTTTTTCATCATGTCCAAAGAGAAAGAAGTTTTCTTTTCCAACTAAGTCACGAATCTCTACATTTGCACCATCAAGTGTTCCGATTGTAAGAGCTCCATTCATTTGGAACTTCATGTTTCCTGTACCCGATGCTTCTTTACCTGCAGTAGATATTTGTTCTGATAGGTCAGCAGCAGGATATACTTTTTCTCCTAACTTCACACTGTAATTTGGTAAGAATACAACACATAACTTACCTTTCATATCAGGGTCACTATTAACTACTTCTGCAATATCACATATAAACTGAACAATTAATTTTGCCATATAATATCCTGGTGCTGCCTTACCACCAAATATTACTGTGCGAGGAACGACATCGACTCCGTTTTTGATTCTAAGATACTGGTGAACAATCCAAAGAGCAAGTAA